TGCAGCCTTGGGCTCTTTGTTTGCCCTTTAATCTGGATATCCACAGTTTTAGATTACTCAGTTATACCAGCGTTTTCAGATTCAGCCGAGGCTCAGCGCGTTCAGTATTCAGATTAGGTGCAGCTTTAAGCTGCACCCGTTCTCAGTCTTTATCAGATTTAGGAAATCTCAGATAGATTTGCTGTTTGTGAATCTTGCGTGAAGATTATAGGCTAACCTGAAATCCCAAAACCCCTTTAAACAACTGCACCCGTCTGAGAAATCTAATTCTAAACTCACTATCCCAAAAACATAACGGAGATATGATAAGATGAACATGCGAATACATATTGTCCATAGGACACCAACTCTGTTTAGAACATATGATTATATCTAGATTCGGGTATTGTATAAGCGCCTGAGCGCATAGCGTATCCGTTCGTTTTGAAGGCTAAACTCACTACAAAAAAGTCCACCTAGATAGTGTTTAGAACATGCTTCCCGAAAAAGATTCATGAATAAATCGTCATTTTCCTATTGACGTGTCCCTATCCGTGTTACCATATATGCGGATAGGGAACGGGGATACCTAGCTAGGAAAGCGAGGACACAATCCAATGACGAAGAAGAACACGGCGGCTAATGGTGGCAAGGTATCCGCCGCCCCGGTCGCTAACAAGATAGCCGAACTAGAGGCGGCTCTTGCGTCTCTACGCAAGGTTGAACGTGCCAAGAGTGACGGTGAGGATGCCACCAAAGCTAAGGTAGCAATCCTGCTGCACAAAGCATTGATAGGTGCAGCTTCACGCTTCAAGGTGGACGCCATCGTCCTCGGAGCGTTCCGTGTGGACGCAGCAGGCGCGTCCTATGGCAAGCGTGGCAAGGGTGGAACGAAAAGCCCAAGCGCCACGAAAACCCGTAACGTCATCGACTACGCCGTTACTCTGAATGGCAAGGAAACCCGTATCGGCTCAGGCCTGATGAGCCGCCTCCTGCTATGGGTAGCGGTTAACGTCGATGGTCGCAAGAACGTGGTAAAGCCCCAAGAGGTCTACGGGACAGACTCACCCATACGCTTCGCGGCTAAGCCGTCCATGAGCGCATCGCTTGCCAAGTGCAAGGCAGTCGCCATCGATCACGACGGAAAGCGCGTTCCGCTGAGCGAGATCATACCAGCGGCATAGCAACATGTACGTATTCCCGTTCTCTATCCAATCTAAACTCTAGTATTAGGAGAGGCTAAAACAATGCAAAAGCGGATAGTTATAACGATATGGAATCCTAAGAGTGGAGCTGTTATCGACAAACTACTTGACGGGCTATATGCAAGCCTTGCAGATGAAAAGGCTTGCTAATCGTATAGATGATTACAACGTAGTTGTAGAAACATTGAAACCATAGATAAGCCCATGCTAATCAGCGCCCTTAGATATCTCAGCGTTCTCAGAATTATGTCATATAGTGAAAAAAGCCAGGCTTATCCAATCTGAAATAGCTACCAGGTTTTGAGATTTTAGGATCTCTGTCTTTAGCCTAGTATTACTAATACAGTTAGTCACGTAATTATCTGTTTATGTTTCAACAGCCATTCTCTAGTTGTTATCTCTTGGGCTCCAAGCCTTATCGCCTTTGCCCGTTTACTGGCTGTTATATCAAAATGGGGATATCTATGGTTCTGATACCATTCGGTTTTTAGGCCGAGTTTGACAACAGCAAAGTCTATAAGTTCAAGATGATCATCAGCAAACAGGTGGCAGGAATATCTGTATCGCCAGTTTGTTGTAGTAGTTGTCGGTCTTAGGCTATCTACATAAACAGACATTATTTGGTACAGTCTGTCCAGTAATTGCCTCTTCTGTTCCACCAGCCATGAATAATACGAAAGCCTTGGCGTTTACGGGCTTTAATCAGCTCAGAGGCGACCTGTAGATTATATTCCCAGATGGGCTTACCACAGCCTCTGCAGATATCAATAATCACAAACGGTTCTTAGGCGCTTCCTAAGCCTCATTGTTTTAATTCTACTGGTAACACTATGGACTTCGTTTGACTCTATATAATCTAATAATAGTCGTATACTTGGCAGTTCTGTGCTTATCAATTCACTTAAAGTGAGTTTAGCATCTATATAACTGTCTTCTTTATACGAGTATTGAGGAGCTAGTGGTATATTTTTATCTCCGTCAACATCTTTATCTGTATAGTGTATGAAACGATCCTTCTGTCGCCTATTTATAATATTATTTAGGACAGCACGAGAGAGATATCTTTGTGCCCTACCGTATTTTATATTAATGCGGCCTTCTAAGGCAGCTATTACTATATCATGTGCTAGGTCTTCTGGATCGTTATAACTTCTCCAGATAGCCTGCCTAATTAAGAATTTCTCAATAATCTCAGCAAACACTTTAAGTGCCTTTAGATGCGGCAGGCTCCTGTTGATTTTGATATTTAGAGCCTAATCCAATATCTCCATACATACGGTTAACTGGTGTAGACATATACTGGAACGATACTTGACAGATACGAGAATTAGGGTATATAGCTATAGGGAAAGGTGACAAATTAGACAGCTCTAGTGTCAGTGTCCCCCTAAAACCAGGGTCTATGTATCCTGCAGTAGCATGTACTAGTAACCCAAGTCTTCCTAAGCTTGATCTGCCTTCTATTCTACCTACTATGTTGTCTGGTATGCTTACGTACTCTAACGTTGTGCCTAGCGCAAACTGTCCAGACTGTAAAATAAAAGGTTCATCTAATCCTACAATAACTAAATTAGTTAGATCAGGACTAATATTCTTAGTATCAATATAATGTGAGTTCTCAGACAAATGAGCAAAGACCCTAAACTTATTACCAAGCCTTAAATCAACTGATGCAGGCTGAACATTATTGACCTCAAAAGGATTGATCTTAATCCTTCCGGTATTTATCTCATTTATAATGCTTCTGTCACTGAGTAGACTCACGTACTATTCTCCCAACTGGAAAAACTAAAATATTACTAGAATCAGAGTGACAGTTTCTTAAATGCTCATCCATACACCCATAGGATATAGGCTGTTGACACCCCATACAAATAGTACAGCAGTTAAGTTTAAACTGACTCGCACCCACAGGCAAATGATTCGTTTCAGCACAGGTATGTTCACAAGCCATCTGTTTAATAATCTATAATGACTGGACAATAATAGTAATTATCTGTATAATAAAATGATAGAGGCTAGACTGTCGCCAAGCCTAGCCTCTATCCCACCCATTCAGCTTATCGCCCCGCAGAGATAAGCTGCACACAACAAGGAGAACACCAATGGCTCACCGTATCTATCATACTACGTCTTTTCTATTTGTCAAGGATTTTAGATTCCCCATTGACACAACGAGTATAATATGGTATAGAGTATAGATATGCTTAGCTTACCCTCCCAACTTGTTCAGCCTCCTGGTATATTCGATGAGGACTCAGGACGTTATATTTGTGGTGAAGAAATACGTCCAGGTCTTCGGTGTCGGGGTATTCCTATATCTCCTAATTGGAAGTGTGAACGGCACGGGGGTAATCCTAATAGGCCATCTCTAGCTATTCAAGCTGGCATCTATGCCAGACACTTAAAAGCTGGCAATGGACTTAAAGCACTACACGACGAGCTAGCTCGTGATCCAGATGCCCTAGAAGATCTATTTCGTACTGATGTCATGGATGAGCTGGCTGTAGCTCGTATGTTACTTATCGAAGCTTTACAGGATAAGGCGTCGTTTAACAATCGAAAACAGCTAGTTGAAATACTAACCTTAGTTACTAAAGTAGCTAAGATATCTCAGGAGATTCGTGATCGAGAAGAGGGCCTAATAAAGCGTGAATTCATGGATACTATAATTCAGGCAGTTACCCAAGCATTCACACGAGCGAATCAGTTAGTCAGGCCATCTGATCGTGCTCGGATGTTTATGTCAGAATTTGCTAATGCACTTCCAGGCAATATAACTATGAATGTTCCTGTATCAGATGATGTAGTTATAGAACATGAAGCCTAACAGATATGATTATCTAGTCCAGCAGATGCGAGGTACTCTGTCTGAGGTTATAGAATCTGAGACAGATTTATTAGCATGGACTAAGAAATATCGTCTTATTAACGGCTTGCCACCAGAGCTACCTCCTAGCCAAGTAGCTATGTATAATGATTTATCTCCTGAAGTGGTAGTTATGAAGGGTACTCAGATATTTATATCTGAATATCTTGTCAATTTATCACTTTGGGCACTAGACACTAAATTCGGCTCCAGGGGTAATATTCTTTATACTATGCCTACACAGCTCCAGATGGATGACTTTGCCCAATCCCGTATAGACAAAGCGATAGAGGATTCTACGTACCTAAGACGCCGTTTCGAGAAGGCTTTTCTTGCTAAACAAGTTAACAGAACCAGACTAAAGCGCATAGGTGGCAGTTCCTTGCACTTGAGGGGCTCTGACTCTCTTAAGCAATTAATCTCAGTGGACGCTGATATAGTAATCAATGATGAAGTAGACTGGTTCACTGAAGATACAGTAGCATGGTCTAAAGAGCGTTTAGGCTCTGCTAAGCAACCTCTGTTTCGTGCAGTCTCTAAACCTACCTATCCAGGTTATGGCATTCACTTAATGTACCAGAATTCTGATCAGAGACATTGGCAGATCAAGTGTGAACATTGTGATCGCTGGCAGGTTCTTGATTGGGAACAAAATATAGTTTTTGATATAGACTCAGAGACCAGCTCAGCATATAATATACAATGTCTTTGTGTTCACTGTAAACAAATCTTAAATCGGCTCTCAGCTAACGGTGAGTGGGTAGCTGATTTTCCTGGTAGGCAGGTACATGGCTACCATCTGTCTCGTCTTATTTCTCCTCTGGCTAATCTTAAGAAAATGGCTGAGGACTCTATTAATATTACAGATATTCCAAAAATTCAAAGTTTTTATAACTCAGGATTGGGTTTGGCTTACGCTCCCAAAGGCGGACATTTAAGTGAGTCAGAGCTCAGATTCTCATCAGAATACTCATTCGAACCAGCTACTTCAGGTTATGGTGGTGTAGATGTTGGACTCAAGCTTCATGCTTGTGTTATTCAATATACAGAAGATGGTCTTGTTGTCTGCCAAGCTGAAGAGTTTGATGATTTCAGTGAACTAGACATCTGGTTTAAACGTAATAATCTTCGTTTAGTTGTCATAGATGCAAGGGGTGATCCTAGAGCAACCCTAGAGTGGACATCTAAGTATCCTGGTTGCGTCTATCGCTGGAGTCATATCGAGAATATGAATGATGTTCGTTATTCTGAAGATACTCAAGAGGTAAAGCTTAACAGGACAGTCTTGCTAGATACAATGTATTCTAAAATACGGGATGGTCAGTTAGTTTTCCCTATAACTATCAGGCAGGTTCCTGGCTTTATATCTCATATGCGAGCATTAGTGCGAGAATTAGTAAAGGATCAGCGCTTAAATAGGCTTATTCCGAGATATGTGGGCGCTGCTGCTGATCACTATGCCTTTGCGCTTGCATATTCTGTTCTTGCAGCAGCACATGATAATACATCTCCTCCGCCTAGACTAACTGGCCGAGGAGATTTAGTATCTGCAGGTCAAAGGTCAGGAATGTCAACATCATCATGGACAGGCTCAGGTAGTCCAAGAGGCTGGAGAGTAAGATAATGCCAGACGATATCAATAACACTGAATCAGAAAGCCTTGATATAACTAAAGCTGCTTCTCATAAAGCTAGTCTTACTCCTCGTTTATCTGGCTCAGGGCTTAAAATATGGGGAGGCATGATTCAGGAGGATTATCTTTCTGAACTTCAAGGTAAACGAGCTATTGCTGTCTATGATGAGATGCGTAAAGGCAATTCTATAGTTGGCGGATTTGTACGTGCTACAGAAATGGCTTTTAGATCAGTGGTTTGGGCTGATGTTCCTTATGACGGTTCTCGTGAAGGACTAGAGAGAGCAGCTTTTTTAACTTCAGTTCGCAATGATATGCGTCATGCTTGGACTGTTTTTACAGCTAACAGTATGACAATGTTGCCTTTTGGTCATGCCCCGTTTGAGATAACGTTTAAGGTTAGAAGTGGAAACCCTAAGTCGAAATTCTCAGACGGTAAAGTGGGCTTACTTAATCTGGATCTGATAGCCCAAGACAGTATTGAACGATGGGAGACTGAGACTCCTAGCAGTGCTGATGTGATTGCTATAACACAGCGTATCCCAACAACTTCTCAAGAAATACGTATCCCAATGGAGAAGGTTGTCAACTTCAGGCTCAGACTTGAAAAGGATAATCCTGAAGGTGAGTCTATATTCAGGCAAGCCTATCGAGATTGGTACTACATGAATAACCTTGAAGCTATCGAAGGTATATCACTAGAGCGTACAGGTGCTGGTATACCTTATATCAAACTTCCTAAAGGTGCTTCCACTATCGCAGATAAGGGTTCTCAGTCAGACGAACAGGCTGCTATAGATATAGTAAGACAAGTTCGTGTAGACGAACAGGGCGGCATCGTCCTCTTTGATGGTTGGGAGTTTGGACTAGCTCGCCCAGAAGGTCGTGTAGACCCTGACTTATTTGACTTAGCTATCAAACGTCATAGATCAAATATGCTTATCTCGGTACTAGCCACATTCTTGGAGTTTGGTACTTCACGAGTAGGTTCGTTTGCTCTAGCACAGCAATCCCGTTCATTCTTTGAAGTTGCCTTAGAAGGCTATGTTAATATCTTTGAGGATACCTTTAATAAAACAGTAGTCCCGCTATTATTTGAACTAAACGGCATAACAGATGGACGGTATCCTTCACTATCTCACACTACTGTAGGTGATCCTGAGTTAAGTATTATAGCTAACTACATCGAGCGGCTCAGAAAAGTCGGTCTTATGCAAGATGTTGATCCTGTTCTTGAACAATACTTAAAGGACTTAGCTAAATTCCCAAAGGGTGCCACTCTTATAGAGCAACAAGAACAAACGAACAAAGGTAAAAAAGACAGTGATAATGCCGAAAAGCCTGTTAATCCTACAGATAATCAAAATGGCAACCGTGATCACTCTGTTGATGACACTGAAAAAGAAGATGAACTTACATTAATGCGTCGTCTGGCACGAAAGGCATCCGATTAGTGATAAAGCCAGGTAAAGGCAAAGCCATAGTAGAATTATATCAGCTTACTAATCCTTATATATTCTTACCTGAGACTTATAAGAGACCTGTTCTGTCTATAGCGGAGATTATAGATGGTAATGGAGAGATTGAATCTGGAACCCAGGTTCTAGTACCAACAAAGGCAGGATTAACTATTAAAGAAAATGGTAATAAGCTTCGTCTTATTAATCTATCTGATATACTAGCTTATATTGATAATTACAGATAGGTAGGAAAATAGGTGCTGTTAGTATGAGCCGCCGCATCCTCCGCAATCTAGA